TGCAATACAGCCCGAAAACGCAGTTTTTGGGCGCTATCCGCATAACCAAGACCTAAGGATTTTTTAAATCCTGGTCGGTTAAAGGATATGAATAATTTCATCTAGAAGATCACTGCATCTGATTTGATAATTTATTTTACATGAGTGAGAAAATAGTTTGGACGTCTCAGATGCAAATTTATCCTTAGTATACTTAAAATTAGTCCATAATCCTAATTGCATTATTTTTACTGCATCTTTCATATATTCATCTATTTCTGTTTGGTTTGATGCTATTTTTGATGTAATAACCTCTCCATTTGCCTTGGTTATAATCGCATTTGGTAGGTCAATATTAAATCCCAAAATGTCAATAATTGTTCTTAGTTCAATATTTTCATAATCATTATTGTATGTATCAAATAAAGCACAGTAATCGTCATATTCAAAAGGCGATACTTCTAGAGATATAATTTGTATTGATGGTGTTGCCATATTATTGATTTTTTATTGTTTTTTATTGATTTTTAATAGAATTGAAATCAATTTTTAATTCAATTTTTTATATGTTGTTTACCTTAGAAAAAATTGATTAAATATATATAATCTTTTGTATAAAAGAATATAATATATACTAGTATTAGAAACTAGCGATACAAATGACATCATCCCAGATTTTTAAGGTTTCTCAGTTGGTATATAATTCACGAGGTCATTTGTTAGAGATGCTAGAAGACCGTGGTTATGATACGTCGACTCTAAAATCATATACTGAGGACGAGATTAAAATTATGCTAGATGGTCAGAATACTGGTAAATTTGGTAATCTAGCGGAGCGAGGGCCTTTAGATATCTTTCTAGAGAAGCATGCGGGAACACCAGCTGCTGAAAAAATATATGTGAAATACAAGTTAGATGACCGTTTTAAGAGTACAAATACTCTTACTACACAGATAAATGAGATATTTGAAAGTATTTTGACTACTAAGGATACGTTGATAATTCTAAATATAGCGCGGGTGCTGATGAAGGTTGGAGTGAAGGATAAGGTAGATGAGGAATATGTTAACCATCTCTATGCGTCTAAGAATTATTTCGTGCAATTGTATGGTCTTGAGAATTTCCTATTTAATGTATCTCGACACGTGCAAGTCCCTCAACATAGGATTCTTAGTAAGCAGGAAGTATCCAATCTTCTAGAAGAATATAATTGTACTGTTAAGAATCTACCTACAATTAAGCGTGATGACCCACAGGCAAAATATATTGGTCTCCGACCAAAACAAGTTTGTGAAATAATGTATAACAACGTGACATCAGGTATTACCAAGAAATATCGGTATTGTGTTAATTAAAAAATGATATGCAAAATATGATATGTAATATATGATAAAAATAAAAATTGATTTTGTATTTAATTTTTTTATTGTTTTTATATATTTTTCCCAGCAGTGTTGCTCTTTGTTAGCTTTAAAAGTAAAATGCCAACTTATTATTGGAAATTTCAAGAGCGTTTTAATACAGGAATCTATGCCGATGTATGCATTAAAATACATGCAGATAATCTAGAAAACGCAAAAAAAATTTTAGTAAACCATATTATAAAAATGTCTAGATTTGGGATACCAAGGATATTCATTACACCCAAAGCCAATACAGGTATCTCACATTCTAATGATATTCGAGCAATTAATCTCCCATTCATTAATATTGACTATCCATTTTTCCAAAAGATTTTATGCTTTCAACCAAATCTTGCTTTTTGAGTATTCTCATGTTTTTTTATTACTAAATAGTAGATTAAGCTAGAATGCTAGCAAAGACTAGAAAGTTAAATAACAAAACAAACAAAAGGTCTAGTATACAACGTAGCAGAAAATCTGTAAAATTAACAAATAAACCATCTCTAAAATCATCAAACAAATTACCACCTAGAAAAGCAATAAATATAATTGCATATAATTTATCTTGGGAATCTATGACAGGTAAAAAGCCTGAATGGGCACTATGTTCTAATAATACAGACCCATCCCATCCTCGACATAATTCGGTATGTGTTTCAAACGTTGCGTCAGTGCTAGAAAATAATCCGGCAGATTTCATCTTATTACAAGAAGCAGAAAGTCATCATAATCTACTAGAAGAATCACCTCGTTTGAAAAAGATGGAATATGAGATGCATGAATCTCATAAGGATAAAATGATTACTTTCTGGAATAAGAAATACATAATGAAGAAGATAATACGTGATGAATTTGAACCTGGTCGGCCATGGATGGCAATACTATTTACCAATGGTTGGTGTGTGGTAAATGTGCATTTTGGTCATTATTTCAGATTTCAAGAAATAAATAAATTGAATCAACTAATTAACAAAATTAAAAAAGAATTGCATCAATTAGGAGGATATAAAAGACTTATAATTGGTGGTGATTTTAATTATGATATTAAAAAACTAGGACATCGAGGAAAAATGCATTTGGATGATATAACATTCCATTATCATCCTAAGAATTTACTTACGTGTTGTATAAATCGCCGTGTTCAAAACGACCATATAATTGATACTCATGCACCACTTCTAGATATTAAAATACCACCAGTAGCACATATGGCATCAGACCATAAACCTATCCTCGCCGTGTTGCAATAAGAATCACTAGCAACGCGCCATCAAGGTATCAGGTATAGGCCTTGAGGACGGCTAGAAACACTTACTTTGTCATCATCAAAACTATTATAGAACATATTTAAAATTTCCATACGGGTTTGCTTTTTGGCTTCTTCCTTAATTGTTGGTTCTGGTATAACCATACTGCTAGTTAATAATTTTGGGTCGCGGTTAGGCAAATTAATGTGTGCCCTTATAATGGCTTCATCTATCTTAGGAATATCCCCATGACATCCGCCATTATTACCTTTGAGAACTATTACATTTGCAAAATTATTTCTAGCATCCCTTGCTAAATAATTGCTAACAACACAATATATTATAATAAGTAAAACAATAAGTCCAATTAACTTTGAAATAGGGCTTTCTTTGATTTCATTCATTAGACCATCTAAATCTGTTCGCAACATTTTTCTGTTTTGTTTTATTTGTATTCTGATTTGTCTCTTGTTAATTTGCTATTGTTATTGTAGATTTTATTTTATGAATCTTTTCAAGCCATGTATTAACAGCATCTACCTTGGAATCAATGAAATTATTATCCTCGGTTACATTAACTACCAAATGCCAAATACATTTTCTCTCACCACGCATTATGATTAATTCAAAAGCTCCCCAATCTGTATTCCATGAAATAACTAATTCTTCCTTACATCCAAATGTATCTTGCGGATTGAATATCTTATTCTTCTCCACGATTGATTCTTCCCTAGAATATACACGCACTAATTCTTGAGATTTTGCATATACATTAGTATAATGTAATTTGCGTGATTGCCAGTAAGATTTCTTATTTTGGCTTTGGCATTTGCTCATTGATGTATTAAATGTTTCAATATCCTGATAAAAAGAAGGAAACTTACTATTTTGGAAACAATAGGCACCTAGATTCATTTCTTGCTTATTATTGCATTCCACAGGCAATTCAATAATGTAATTACTATCTAAACCGATATATTTCTTACGATTAGTTAAAACTGGCTTGCATTCTAGAATAGATGTTATCAAAGGTATAATATCTTCTGTAAAGTCCCATTCTAGATTGAAAATATTGATGGATTCATTTCTAGATTTGTAGAATGCAATATCTATTCTAGAGATAGTTTTCAGAGGTGTGCTAACAGCGAGTTCTGTTTCAGATAATAAGAACATTTTACTTTATAGAGTATGGTAGAATATAATTTTTATATTGAATTTAAACATCTTTTTTTGCAAAATTAAAATACCCTACCCTACTGAAAGCCACAGCTTGCTGTGGCTTGCGGTACACCACTTTTTAAATATTTTTGAGCGACAATTTATAATTTTTCAATGTGTATTAGTTTATTTTATTGGTGTAATAAATTAAATTTAAGTCGGTACGGTAAAAAAAATTATGATGCATTACAACGAGCTAAGTTTTGAAAACAAAGCGATACTTCAGTAATAGATGCGGTCAAAGACACTATTCTTGGGATACCAGCGATGGCATCCTGACCCTGGGCGCTTGCAAGAGCACTCCTTGTATGGAGCTCCCAGAGGATTGTCGAAGTTCATCCAAGACTCGACGTCTTCACATGTGGAAGCGTCAGGAGTGCTGACGTGGCATGTGCAGAGCACTTGCTGAGCTTTTAGACGGCGTTCTGCGTCAATGACCTTTTGTGGTATGCGACAAGGCACATCTACCACAACCTGCGCATATGAACGCCAATCAGTCTGCCGTTCCTGGGTGGTTGCGGGTGAAGCGGGAATGAAATTGGAAGCAGACATCTCCGTAGAGTGTTGTTGAAGAAAATACTTGCCGAACATGAAGAAAAAAAAATCAATTTTATACAGTTTTTCTTTTTTACCATTATCTAAAGAAAAATTGAAAATTACAATTATATAAAGCAATTTATATCAAATATATTAACACATTAGAATGGTAAGTCTGTTTGTAAATCCATTAACATTTGATAATAAGAAGAATGAAATTTTATATAGTCCTAACAAAATAGAATGGAAAAAGCAGATTGCTACAGTTTCACTAAAAAAGGGGTTTTCAGTGGAAGCATATCTAAATGAAAAGATACTTTCTAAATTAGAAACTAAGTCAAAACCTAAACCATATGTATTCGCCAAGTTTAAATATATTCCAGAAAATGGAAAGAATAATGAGATATATCTAGCATGCTTACCAAGTGAAAATACTAAGACAACAACGGATTTATATTATGAGTCTCATATACCAGCTAATAATCAGATTTTATTACTAGAAGGACAGAAGAAGAACATAACTAAAAATTCACAGTACTTACGAGTTAAAGGTGATGTGTTAGCGTTGTGTGTGGATGTTGCAACCTATTATTTAGATGAGATTAATTTGGATGAGTATATTGAATTCGTCCAAATGGAAAATGAAGAAGCTAATCAAGATGAAGATTGCTCTGATATGGAAGACGATGAACTAGATTCTGATGAAGATGTCATGGATGAAGATGTCACAGAAGACGATGTCGAGGATGAGGATGACGCTGAGGAAGAAGACGATGCTATTGAAGACGCAGATGAGGAAGAGGATGCAATTGAAGATGCAGAGGAAGAAGACGATACCATAGAAGATGCAGAGGAAGAAGCTGAAGAGGATGCTGAAGAAGAAGCTGAGGAAGATGTAGATGAAGACGTAGTTGAAGATGCTGAAGAAGAAGCTGAGGAAGCGTCTGCGGAGGAAGCTTTAGATGACGAAGAAAATCCTGGTGGTGGCGGCGATGAACTTGATGATGAACCACCTGAGCCTAAAGCCTCACAATCGAATAATAAAAGAAAAAAGGCCGGCAGTTCGAAATCTATTAAATTCAATGCTGGTTTAGATACTAGCATCCTATTCAATATTCTAAAAAAAGAAGATGAAAAGAAACTCATACCTGAGGCACAATTACATCTTAAACGAAAGATTTGTATAAAAATATTGAGATTATTAGATTTACCTGTTAAAACCATTCAATTTATTGAAAAAGGAATATATAACAGTGTTATTGAAAAATGCAGTGCAAATTCAATAATTCCAATTTGGGAAAATCAGGAGTTCAATGATATGTATGTTAGCAAAAGCAAAAGTATTTATTCCAACTTGAACACTAAATGTTATGTTGGTAATAAAGAACTATTAGAAAAGGTAAAAAAGGGTAAAATAAATCCTTATGAACTAGCATTTATGGATTCATATAAGTTATATCCGGAGAAATGGAATGATATTATTGAAGAAAAAGCAAAGATGGATAAGATGCTTAAGGAATCTCTTAAAGAATCAGCAACAGATTTATTCCAATGTGTGCGTTGCAAGAAGCGTAAGACTATTTATTGTGAAGTTCAAACTCGTTCATCAGATGAACCTATGACTAAATTCATTACGTGTTTGGAATGCGGTTATAAATGGAAGCAATACTAAATTAAGGCACCTAGGTTCC